TTAGTTGCTTCAGTTGGCCCCTCGATAAAGTTGTCTACTGCCATATTCAATAGTAAATCACCTGTAGCTACATCCCGTAATGCAATATTGTTAAATACTTGCTCAGAGTGTTTTTCAAAGTATACTGCTACAGTACCCTTCCACTCGTTATTTGGTGCGCTAGGTGTCTTATATAGGAATTGCATAATAGCTTGTAGGTCATATGTAATAGCATCATGTGTTAATGATCCAGTTACTGTACCACCAAACGTATTAGGTACATTGGGTAGATTGGCTGCTGACATATCTAGTGTTATACTAGACACACCACGTGTCTCACGGTTATTTCCTGTGCCTGAATCACTCTCACTACGTAATTCTGTATCCGTTACTTTAACATTCGGATCAGCTGGTGATAGTGGTGATATCGTCTCAGCTCTTAAGTAATAGCTTGTACCATCTACTGTATCGCCAGTAGTAGTTAATGGTCTTACTTCCATAACCTCGTTATCATTAACGGATGCTGGTAGATCTGCTATATCAGCGATAAAGCCATTCATACCAACTATACTACCATTAACGTCATCAATCATTACTAGATCGACGTATTCATTCGTACCACTATCTAGGTCTAACATTATAGCAGACTTAAGCCGTGTTGCTGTTACATTAGTTGCATTAGCGTTAATCTCTGCAGTGAGTTGCTTAGCCATCTTTGTAGTACTTAATTGACCGCTACCTGTAAATGTGTAATCTATTGTAACAATTGATCCACCTACACCATCATAAAACTGAAACTTTGTGGTAGGTGCGTCTGATATGTTTACTGAACTTTTACAATGCAGCATTGATGTGGTGTTACCGGACGATAATTCGTCATCTTCTAGTACAGTAGTATTCTTATTTACTAAGAACGTTACATCGCCAATTGTTGTGTACGCTAGATCTTCCTCACCACTTAGTGAACTGAGGTATGCTATTGCTGTAGAGTCTACTGAAACATTAGCAGAGTTACCGGCTATGTCGTATATAATTACTGAGTTATTATCATCTACGCCAATTTCACTTGGTTTAATAACTACCCAGTACTTCTCACCATCAACAGTAATGTCGATAACTATGTCAGTTGATTCGGTAGTACCCATTGCTGTTACATGTTCAAAGGGTGGTCTTCGAGTTAATCCCTGTATCGGATCGCCTCTAAAATTGACTTGCTCTTTAGCGAAGCCGGGAGTGGACATCTGATCTTTCAGAGTTGTCACCCCATTAATAATTGATTTTAGAGAAGCGTTAACTCTCATGATTAACCTCCGGGTTTCATTGGATTGATACCAGTACCCATACGGGCCGGTCTTACACCAGATCTAGTAACATACGCTTTCTTACTATATAGCGCACTACGTCTAGTGATCTCCATGTCTTCTTTCTTAATGGTGACTTCAGCTTCTGTAGCTTTATCTTTCTCACCTGCGGCTTTGATATGATCTTCAAGATCTATCTCACATACTGCTTGCGCTGCTTTAAACTTAGCCAACTCTTGTACAGAGAATGGTAATTCGTCCCAAGCTAACTCAACAACTAGATCTACATCTACTGTTGCTTCAAATTGGTATGTGTTATTAATTGTATCATAGAGCTTTGTACCACGTTGGATTACAAAGTCTCCGTATATACCAAGGACTTTAAGTGTATTAGTTGGTAATACTATTTCCTTGGTAGTTGCGTCGGGCGTTAACGTCCAACATAATTCTTTATTGAACCATAAACCATCTTTCTGTACGGTCTTGGTTGCGTCTACGACACGCTGTAAGCAGATGTCTGCATCAGGATGTCTATCGTTTAAGTCGCCCACGGGCGTACTGCCGAGGATGCTCAAGCAGTAATTAACTGCGTCTAATTGTGTGATCATTGAGAACCTCTTTTGTTCTTTTCTATTAAAAGGGAAGCCTTATGGCCTCCCCTCTATTAACTCATATAGCGAGTTGATTATGCCTTCAATACGATACCAGCATGCTCAGCACGGTTAGGTGTAACACCAAACGCTAAGTATGAATCGATGAACCACTGTAGTTCAACATCATGGTAGTATACTTTAGAAGTCAATGGAATTGTCTCACCAGCCAATAATGCTTTAGGCATCATGATCAACGCAGCACATTTAGCTTCAGCAGCTGAAACGTCATAAGCGTTGTTGTTACCAGCATTAGACAGGTAGTGACCAGAGATAGTAGCTGATGGAATACGGTTAGTCTTAACGATATGGATACCGTTTGACTTAAGTACTTTACCATTAGCATAGTTACCGTTACCCATAGAGTACTCAGCAGATACTAACTTATCATTACGTAGTAACGCGTAGTATTGAGCAGGAGCAACTAAGATAACTGCACCATCTAGGTCAACGTCTTTCTCTTCGATACCTTGACATACGTCTTCAATAGCACGTTGCAATTTATCAGGATCAAGCTCGTCACCAGCAGCAGCTAGAGTAACTGAAGTACCAGATTGGAAACCGTCAGGAGCAGGTTTCTCACCAGCACCAGTACCAACTACGATCATAGCTGATTTGATAGCTTGGATGATGAAAGCTTCATCAAAGAATTTACCGATCTCTTTACCGTGATCTTGACCAATCTCAGCACGAACGTCATAGTGAGCTTGGAAGTCATCAAGCAATGCAACGTTAGAACGTGCTAGAACGATAGTATCAACTTTAACAGAGATGTTATCGAACTCAGGAGCGCTTGAAGTAGGACGTGTACCCGGAGTAACTGCTTGCAAAGAAGTTTTACCCATACGGTCATTAGTGATAGTATCAGTACCACGAACTGGTTTGATACGTACATACTGACGCATAAACGAAGATTTGACGAATTGAGTTTCAACTTCACCACCGTACTCTTCGATGTGTAGTGGCATCACCGTACCGGAGTCGTTACCTAAACGGTGACCTGCACGTGATAAATCACCAGTTGTTTGTGAAATAATAGACATTTAAATGTTCCTATATTGTTTTTAATTAATATCCACGTTGGATAGATTCATTACGCTGTGCTCGAAGTTTGTCAGCTTGTGGAGAATCATAGCCATAATCTCGTGCGATCTCTCGCATCTTAATGACATAATCCTTCTGGCTGATTGCTTCAAACGAACTTTGGACTGTGCTATCACCTATCAGTAGGTCAGCTTCTTGTGTGTAGTTATCGTCTGCGTAATATAATGTTTTGAGTTTATCTATAACCAGCTCAGCCTGCATACCACCTTTGTTTAACATGGCAGACATAGCCTTACGATCTTCAGCTGATAAGCCAGATCGCTCTGATTTAGCAAACTCTTGTACTGCTGCCCATACTTCTGCTGCGGATTCGACGGGATCACCGAACGCTTCTGCTGCATATTCCATTAAACGATTACGCTCTGTTTTAGCCGTATCGCGGATTGTATTAACTTCAGTATCTAGTTGTGACAGAACTACATCTGCCATGGTGTCCCCAAGCTTATCAATGATATCAGCTTTCTTCTCTAATGAGAGATCACCTGTTTTGATTGCTTCTGCGAGGACTGCATCGACGTCAGAGACGCCCTTATCTGCAAGTAGTTGACCTACTGCATCAATTTTCTTATTCCCGGTCTCAGCGAATGTACTAGGTGTTTCCACTACTGGTACATCTGATACACCATCTAAGTTCAACTCATCAGGAACCTCTGGGGCTGCTGGTGGAGTTGCTGGTGTTTGTGGATCTGTTACTGCATCAGGTGCCGCTTGTGGCGTTACTGCTGCTTGTGGATCTGCAACTGGTGCTGCAGATAGATCTTGATCACCTCCTTTGGGAGCCGCTGGGGCCGGGGTTACGATTGGTTTTGCTTGTGATAAATCCATGAATAGTCTCCGTTAGATTTACTGTTGTGGTTCTTGTGCTACGTTCTGCCCAACACCCTTAGCTACTTCTTCACTCATAGCTTGTTGTTGTTGTGCCTTACGCGCTTGCTCTTGTTTCTCTTCAAACTCTTCATCAGTCATTACATACTTAGAGTAATCGATTTGTCGAGCTGCACCTAAGTCAGATATTACATTACTAACTTTAAGTCTAGCTAATACTTCAGGTGGTAAGTTCTGTAATTCACTTACGTCTCTAAAGAATAATACCATTTGCTCAAGCTCACTTGTACGAGATAACGATTCAACACCAGTTAATAATACAATATCTAAAGTATTGAATTCTGGGTTAAGTCTTTCTAGTAGTCGTTTAGCTTCTGGTTGCTGCATATCTTCAGCTAACCTAGAGTATACACCACCTAGAGATTCTTCAAGCTCATTTGCTTGCATACGAATTTCTTCAGCGGTTACACGTTCAGCGTCACGAGTGACAGCGGTATTCATTAAGAATGCTTGTCCGATACGCCTAGTGTACATTTCGATTTGATGTTCTAAGAAGTTCAACTGTTGAGTTGAGTCCATCTGTAAGAATCCTACATCATCAAGATGACCGTATACATAAGTACCGGGATCTGAGTTGTTTAGGGTTTCTACATCTGTCTGTCCCATGGGGTCTACTAAGATCTTAATATCTGAAGCTATAGCTGCTAAGTTTAGCACTGCTTCTGATAATTGACTTAGGGCATGGAAATCGCCCGACATCTCTTCAACGAGACCGGGGCCATAGTTATAACCACGTACATGGTTCCATACTAAAGGAATCCAAGGCACATTGTCTACTGAGTTAATACCCTTACGTCTTGGTATAACGAATAAGTCATTAACTTCTTGTTTAGTAATATACTTACCTTCACTGGTTTTAAATACACCAGTATAGATAACTACTTCGTCTTCATCGTCTAAGCCGTGGTTACGTACCATAGCTTGAATGTCTTCAGGTAAAGTACTTACCGTATGATTGTCACGCATAACTAGGGTATGCCATCTACCAGCCATATCACGTTTAATTACGTAATCCTTAAGGCTGTATGATTGTACCTTAGCATCATCTTCTGGTGGGAAATATAATAATGCATTACCAGTTATGATCAGAGATTTAATTGCATGGATGTTTGCGGTACGTAAGCTTACTGCTTCATGTTCTCGCATGGCTTGCTTCTCAGCAGATGCTAACATCTTATTTACTGCAG